TAGAGGTTTAAATGACTAAAGTTGAAAAAATAGTTTATTATATAGCAATATCTTTGTTAATGTCTATAACAGTGTTTCTAGAAGAACCAAAAAGTTTTGAAGTAACATTTACACTTTTAATACTTTGTAGTTTTAGTTTATGGCTGATTAACTTTCTTGGGTCATTAAATTGCGTGACAAAAAGAATTAAAAATCAGTTGCAATTTTTTTATTATGTAATTTCAATATTTATCATTAACTTTTCATTTTGTTATTTTATCTGTTAACACCAAATTTTAGTTTTCTTTTTACCTTTGTAAGTAATAGCTAAACCATTATCAATCATTAATTTACTTACTAAAACACCGTCAGTTTCAATGTCAGCAAGAATCCTGCCACCATATTTGTCCCATTTCGGGTTTATAATTTTAACTTGTCTATCATTAAATAAAATTTTTTTTAAAAAATCTTTAGCAATTAAACCTATTTGTTTTTCACATTCTGAATTACCTTCAATCTCAGGTGCATCTATTCCCGCAATTCTTATTGTATAGCCTAAATTGCTTATTAAATCACTTTCATCTTGCATATCAATTCTAACTGTGTCTCCATCAATTACTTCAATAACTTTTCTAGAAAAAATTCTATCTTCTGCAAGTGCAGGAAATGTAATTATAAACATTACGCCAGAAAATATAGCTATCGCAAAAAAAATAAAAATTAAGATATCAATAAGTTTTTTTTTCATATTATTTTATTATATTAAATATATTCGACAATCCATTTGCCGTTTACTAATTTTGCTTTACCAACTAAATTATTATTTTTTTCTTCAAGTAAACAAAATTGCATATGAACGCAACCTTTTTCTACTAACATTTTATCAAATTTAACATTAGTTTTTAAAATTAAATCCATAGTTTGTTCTGGGTTTTTGTTAGTAATTATAACATCAACGGCTAATCCTTGCATATGCTTTGAAGTCGGAGAGCCTTTAACTAATTTATTTAATTCTAAGCATCTATAACCTGAATTAATTTTTAATTTTAAATTAGAATCTATATTTATTAATTTATCTTGTATCTCTTGACATTTATCTGCAGTTTTTAGTAGACATTGTAAAATAGAAAAATTTTTAGGTGTATTGTCTATTTTATTTAATTCTGCTGTTTTTGAATAATAAAAATCAATTGGTTTAAAATGTTTTCTAGCTATTTCTTCTAATTTTATCATTTACAATATTCTTTAAATTTAGCAAAATTAATAGATGAATTATTTATCATATATTCAGCAAATTTTTCTTCTTTAGTTTTAATATCATTCTCATACATTTTTTTAATAATTTCATCAGCATAATTATAGATTTCAGCATTTGCTTTTTTTGGAGGCTCATAAATTATACAAAAAGTATCGTTAACTGTTCTTAATTTCGTTGAACATGAACTTAGCGTTATCAACATTATTAACATTTTTGATTTTTTTTTCAATCTCAATAATTTTAAGTAATTTATCATTAGAATTATTAATTTCTTTTAATTGTTGGTTTTTTCTTCCTAACAATTTTCCGAAGAAAATAGCGCCTACAACTGAAAAAAGCAAGGAAAAATATTTTAAGAAATTAGTTATCATTTTTTTTGTTTTTAATTGTTAAAAAATTAGTAATTACATTTTTCATTGGTTCAATAGCAACAAAACCCCCCAATACGGCCGAATAAGTAAAAAATCCTAACCAAATATCAACTACAAATTGTCCTTGATGTGTCTGTATTAATTGATAGCAAACAGATAGTGTTCCGTATATTACAAAAGGGACAGTACTAACAAAAGCTAATCGTTTACTACTAAATTTTTTTGTATCTCGAAAAAATTCGAATATTTTGAACATATTATTTTATAAAAAATTTTATAATTGCTTCATAAATTGCCACACCAGCAAACATAGCTATTATAATTGACCCTGAGGTAAAAGCAATAGCAATACCGATAAAAAAAACAAATCCTTGATGTGGGTTTTTTTCAAAATGTCGCAAAAGTAATTTAAACAAAATGGCGATTTTTTTTTTCATTATTTTAATTTAATCATTTTTTTTGGTTAATTGTTCATAAATTTTAGCCAAAAGAATATCTGAATGTTCTTTATTAATTTTTTCATGACGCTTTAGAGAATTTAGAATATTTTCAACATCATTTAATTTATTTTCTAGTTTTTTTATTTCTTCTTTAAATTCACTTTTGATTAACTGATTGCCCATTTTATAAATTAAACCAATTAAAAAAGGGATAGCTCCAAGCAATAACCAGAACATTTTATCAAAAAAAGATGTAAAATTCATAACTTAGATTCTAATTCATTGGCCAAATTTTGTAATATTTTAGTTATATCTTTTTTAGTGCATGAAGTATATTCAATAACTGAAAAAGAAAAACCATAGCGAGGCTTTTTATCTTTATCTTTAACCAAAGCTAGTCCAACGTCTTTAATTTGTGAATAAGAATTTTTAATAAATAAATCTACAATCGGTATGTCAATTGATTTTGGAAAAAAAACCACTTTACTTTTAACATAATTTAAAATTAAAAATGTTATATCGTCAAATTCATGAGGAGTTTTAAAAAAAGGATTAAAATCTAAAATAGAATAAGTTTCGTTTTTATAAGACCTGTAAATTTCTAATGTTTGAAAATTTTTCATATTTTCATTTATTTTATAAATTCCTAAAAAATAATCATTATTACATTTTATTATTTCATTTTGCATTGTTATTAGAATTTGTTTTTCTAAATCTATGATTTTTTCATTTTCAGTATTTTCAATAAATCCTGTTTTGTTTTTTCCTTTTTCTATTTCAAAACAAATTTTAAAAATAAAAGTTATAAATAACAAAAAAATAAATAAAAGTGCTATGTAAATTTTAATTTTCATTTTTAATCCTTATAAAATAATTTTGTTTCTCCAAGATTTAATAAAAAAATATCAGCTGGAGTAATTTCAAAAGGATTACCATTTTCAACTTTTGAAAAATCATAACCTTGATCTTGTAAAAATAACACTTCTAACCAAGAGCAAAAACTAGCTTCTTTACTAAAATTATTTTTTGAAGTAAATAATTTTGAATCTAAACCGCTAAACATAGCGAGTCTAATAGAATACGGAATATTTCTGTGTTTTAATTCAAATTCTTTTGCTCTAGTGCGATCTACTGTTTTTAAAGTTTGTATATAAACTTTACCCTTAAAATTTTCTAATTTATCAAATAAATCGTTTTCTTCAGTTCCCGATTGTAATGTTGATTCAAAAACTCTAGCTAACCAATTGCCAGTGTCATTATCATAAATAAATCTAGAAATATGACATACATGATCAATAGGCGGTTTATTTTTTATTTTAAAAAATAACTTACTAAAAATAAGAAAAGGTTTATGAAGCCATGATTTTTGCAATGAATTATCAAAAAATAGTAAATGTATTCTATCTTTTTCGAGTTCATTAATTTTATTTTGAATTTTCTCTTGTTTATTTTTCATATTATTTTAAAGCTAAAAATTTTGGAACAGTAAATTGTAATTTTATTATTCTATCGGTTGTTCCATCTTTTATTAAACCTAATCCTTGAGTACCTATTGCATAAATAAAAGCATTTCTACTATCATTTATTACAGCCATTAGTCTTTTAATATCAAAACTAGGCCAAGCACTAAAATCAAGGGTTTGTAATATTGGATTAAATACAACTGGATTAGTATTTACTTGTTTTACCATTAAATTTAATTAAAATCTATATCAATATTTTCAACTTCTTCAATAGTTGAACATTGATTAATTTGATTTTCTAAATCATTTGCTAATTTAATATAATTAGTGTTTCTAGTCTCAATATGATTTATTAAATTTTTAGCTACTATAGCATCTAATTTAACATAACCTTTTCTTTTATTATCTACTTGAATAATTATACAAGAATATCTTATATAATCTTCGTTATTTTTTAAAATACAATTTAACAATAAAGAATTAGGCTCTGTTGCTGGTTGACCAGTTGAAGTAACTTTAAATTCAAAAAATACTTCATTTTCAGTTATAATATCTAAACCAAATTCATCAAATAATACTTCAAAAGCTTTTACGCAAGTCATAGATTTTAGTAATCTTATATCTCTATTATTTTTTAACTGCTTTATTTTTATTTGTTTTGTTTCTGTTAATTCTATATTAAGAATTTCAGCTTCAGTTGCAGGTTCAAATAATTCAGGAAAGGCAGGTGATTCACTTTGTTGAAATTTGTAAATTATTTGTGTAGAAATTTCTTTTAAATATTTAATCATTTTATTTTAATAATTTAATTGATAATCTATCCAGCCATTTGTTAAAATGCCCAAATTAACGCCTGATGTGTCTGATTTTATAGATATTTGTGCATTATTATTAGTTTTAATAAATAATGTACCAGTTGTATTTGCTTGTTCACCACCACCTGGGGTATCAATCCTTACTGTAAAATTTGTTGTTGTAATATTAAAATCAGAATAAGATGGATCAACAATTAAAACTGTTGCGGTTGATGAAGAACCAGCTATAAGATATATAGTTATTAAAGATAATAATGATAAACCAGTTGGAATAGTTAAGGTTAAATTAGTTGTTGTTGTTGGCGCAGGGTCATTAATTTGTCTATTCGTTCTAATTAATTTATGAAAAAAATATTTTTCGCATTGACTGAAAGGTAAAATAGCTCCAGCTAATCTTATAATAGATCCAATCCTTGCTTTTTTAGTATAACCACTTGGCATTGTTGGACTTGCTAAACTTGTAGAAGCGAGAAGTTTAGAAACTAAGGTTGTTGGATTGTAAATTAAAAATATATGATAAGTTGTATTTGTAATGACTCCAGTGTCTAACATTCCGTTATTAGTTCCGAATACAATATCTAATTGACCAGTTCCGCCAGCATAATAAGTTTGACCAGATCCATCATCAAAATTAAACCAACCGGCAGTAGCATCAATATCATTTGTTGCATCGGTTGTATTATTTGATAAAGTAATAATTTTATTTGGAGTTAATGCTAAAATTCCCTGTAATGTGGAGGTGGCTTTGGTTAAATTAGTTGCATTAAAATATGCTTTTTCAGGATTTAAAACAATCCAAGCATCATTAGCAGAATTTCTTTGAAAATCATAAATGCCATTAATTAAAAGATCGCTTGCTTCAACAGCAATTTCAGTTTTAGTTGCACTTAATTTTTTAATTACTGCAGTTGTTGTTGGGTTTGCAATAGCACTTATTTGTAAATAAGGAGTTGTTGTTGTATTTGTTGCATTTATTTTTGCTGTGAATTGTTGGGTTGTTGCATAAGCAGTTATTGATGGCGATGGTGTTAATGTATAAGCATCGGCACTTCCAGAGGTAGTTCCTAAATAGGTATAAGTACCATCTTGCACTTGACCCAAAGCAATTGAATCTGTTCTTGACGAACCATTACCTAAACCAGTCAATTTATAATTTGACATTGGAATATTGGCGGAAATTGTGGTTTGTCCATCTTTTGTAATACATTGTGATAAACCTGACGCTATTCCGTCAAATTCTCCATCCATGCGGCTTGCGGTTATTTTATAACCATTAGCTTTATCATTTACCCAATTATAAATTCTTTCAAATGTTCCTGACCCGTTAAATGCCATTGTTTGTCTCCTCGTTTAGTTGTTCTGTTGCTTGGGATCTGCCTAAACCTGCGGATATAGGAGCAGTAAAATTCCTATCTGTTAAGTTTTCAGCAAATTTTTGAATTAACATTTTTTCTTGTGGTGTCTGTGCTTTTGTATATATTTTATTTAAAACTTCTACAGATTTGAAAGGATCAACAATAATTCTTGCCAATTCTTTTGCTGTTTGTTCGTTTAAGCCGTAATATCTTTTTTTAATAGCATCGGTTGCGGTTAAGATAACATTAGAAATTCCAAATGTTTTAGCACTTACCGCACCTTTTGCGACTTTGTCTAGCAATTCAGCCCCTTCTTGTATATTAAAATCAGTTCTTGAACCACCTACAATTCTTTGTTTTGTATCAAAAACTCTAATTTCATCATTCATTCTTTTTGCAAAATCATTAAACTCTTTTTTATCATTAAATACGGCTTCTATTTTTTTTCTTTCTAGTGGTTGTGAAAATATTTTTCTGGCAGATGAATTAGCATCTCCAGTTTTCATAGCTTTATCCATTAAATAATCTTTAACACCTATTTTATAAGTTTCTTTTTCCCCATCGCTTAAACCAGAAATATATCTTTTAACTTCTTCGCCATTTCTTAATTTACCAAAACTTAAACCTTCTTCTTGTGCGTTTTTTAATGCAGATAAACCAGCAAAAGTTTTATCGGCTTGTTTCATTGTTGGAGCAACATCGTAAATTACATTATTTAATTGTTGTTTTAAATTAATATAGCTTCTAGCTTTATTATTTTCCCCAGTTCTTTTAGCGGTGTTTATAATATCATCAACAACTTGCCTTGCACCGTGTAAACTCTCGATAGAAACATCAGGAATATCTTGATTAATACCATAATCTTGCCTTGCTTTTGCAATAACATTTTTTATTCTATCATCATTAATTAATTCTCTAATTTTACCAACCCTTACATTATTTGGTAGTGGCGAAGTCATAGCTTGATTTAAAGCAATATTTCCTTCTTCATAACCTTTTTTAAATAACGGTGAAGCAACTTCACTTCTTGTTTTAACAATATTATCAATGCTATCAAAATAACTTTCGCTACTAATATTTTTATTTATTAAATCAGCAACTCTTTTTGATGATGTTATAGATTTTTTGTTTATGTAATCAGCAATAACTTTATTACTACCTTGAGTTTTACCAAGTAGTCTAGTTAATCCTAAAATATTTTCATCGCCTTGTTCAGGTAATGCGGTAATTCTTCCTTGTTCTATTTTAGTTGCTAATTTACGAGCTTGTGTGCCTGCTTCTTCGGGCGTAATAACCTTAGATAAAACTTTTTCAGGTGTATTTGGTTTAAATTTTTGAATAATACTCGGAAGAGCTTTACTTGTTTTACCTACTGCTTTAACAGCTTGTTGACCAGCAACTCCGCCTAAACCACCAACAGTAGCACCAGCTCCTAGATCTGTTAAAGATTGTGGTAAATTGGTTATATCTTTTGTTTCTCCTAATGCTGTTAAGCCACCTATTATAGATCCACCTGCTAAGGCTTGCTTTGCTGTATTCGCAGCTAAACCTAAACCTTTTAATATTCTTCCTGGTCCAATAATATCGGCTGCTAATTGAGTTCCGAAAGATTGTTTTGGGAATTGTTCTCTTGCTTGTCTTAATTTAGATAATTGATTACTTAAAGCTTCATCATATAAATCAGCATAAGTTCTATCTTTTACAAATTCAGGATTATAATTAGTTAAACCTTTGACAATTTTTCCAATTCCCGTATCTGCAGTTAATTTAGCAGCTGCGGCGGCAGTTCCAGCATAAAGTCTTGGAGTTAAAGGAAGATTTGTTGCAATAGTTGAAAAAGCTTCACCTTGACTAATAGGTTGAGGTTGTGTGTTTTTTTCTAAAAATTGATTAGGTTGAGTTGGTGTTCTTGGTTGAGTTTGTTGTTGTTCGCCAAATTGATTATTAGCAAATTGCATAACCTCATCAGGAGTAGTTCCATCTGGAACTTCAAACCTTGCTATTCTACCATCTTGTAATTGTATTTTAGCTATTGGCATTATTCAAACCCCAAAAATTTAATATTAGATTTTGCAGGTGTATTAGCTGGTGGTAATAAAACAGATTTTTCTATATTTTGTTGTGGTTGACTTGATTGCCTTTGATAACCTTGACTTGCACGGACTTCAGCTCTATATTTAGCTTTTTCAATAGTGCTTTTTAATATTCCAATATTTTTTATTAATTCTTTTTCACTTATATTTTCATTTAATGCAGACAAAGCTTTAGTTGCTGATTCGCCTTCTTTTTCAGTAATTTGACCACCACCTTTTAAGTTTTCAAATGCTTGTAGGAATTGTTGCCCTTTAACTTGGTCGAATAAAGCTTTTGCTCCTGCCGCATTACTGCCTGCAATTGGATCTTTTTTGCCAACATAAGATAAAATTGCACCACCGCCTTTAGCACCAAATAAATCAGGAACGCCCGGGTGAGTTGCTAAAGAATCTAATAAATTTGTTAAATTGCTAGAATCGGCATTAACCTTGTTAAACTTTTCTTGTGCCTTAACATCTTCTTCCGCTTTTCCTTGGGCAAAAGTTGATTGTCCAGCAATTGATGGTTTATAACTTAAATCGCTAACATTTCTAGCTGTTTGTTCCATTCCTGTTTTTTGAGCTCCAGCTTGTCCATAGCCTCCTAATGTTTCAATAGCTCCTGTTGATCTAACAATACCACCTTCGCCAGCTATATTTCTTTTAACGCCAAGATATTGAGCTTGTTGTTCTGTTGGTAAAGTTTTATAATATTCAAATTCTCTAATCGCTGAAGGAATATTAGCATTTTGAGATTGTGGCAATATCATTGATAAATAATAAGCTTCTCTACTTTCAGGACTTAATCTTGAAGCTATGCTTGCTAATTCAGGATTACCTTTTTTAGTAGCGAAACTAGCAAAAGCTTCTGCATCGCTTGCATTTAATTCAACTAATTTTTGTTGATTTTTATATTGAGCGTATGCACCAATTCCAGCAGTTAACCCTTGAGCAACAGCTCCAAACGCCCCCGCTCTTCCACCTCCAAAGTTATCGCTATTCATAGCAAATTGACTAACACCTTGTGATTGTGCTAAGGCATTTTCTAAAAGCTGTCTATTTACATTTTGTCCTTTTCGTGCTAATGTTTCGACTCTTACATTTTGTCTCATTAATTAACCCTCTTAAAATCAATTCCAATTTTAGAGTAATCAACCATTTTATAACCCTCAGGGCTTATGCTGACGGCTTCAGGATAGGTTTTTTCAACATCTTGAGCCATAACACCTTCAAAGCGTCCAGCTCCATGATTGCTATTTTTATATTCAAAAGAATAAATAGGCAAGTAATTTATTACTTTATTTTCAAATTTAATGTTAGTTTTTAAAGAAACATCTGAAAAGAAATTACTGACTCCTCCAGCTGCACCAATTCCTTGAGCTAATCCGCCAACTAATGATCCTCCAGCTTGCCATTTAGCTGCGTTTGCTTGAGCATTAATTTGTCTTCTAGCTATTCCTTCTTGTGATTGTCTATTTAAAGACGCTTGTTCAGCTCCCATTAAATCTAAACCTTGATAATTAGTTTGATATTGACCAAAATTAGTTCCCGCTCCTACTTGAGTTCTACCAAGTAAAGAAGATATTTCATTAAATCTTGCTTGTCTTTGAGCTTCAGCCGTTTGTATACCTGTTAATAAACTTTGCAAAGATAATTGGTTTAATTGTTCGCCTTGTTGCCTTTCAAAACGGTTCATCTCACTTTTATAAGCATCACTTCCAATTGGAATGCCCCTATTAGCTAATTCAACCGCTAAAGCTTGTTTTTGACTTCTTAACTCAGGTTCTAATTGTTTTTTACCCAATTCAAAAGTCGCTTGCCTAACTGCTTCATTATCAGTTGTAGGTAAATTTCCACTTAAGGAGCGACTTAATTCACTTGCTAATCGCTCTTGATCAAGTCTTTGTGATTTAGTAAAATCGGATTCGTTTAAACTAATTGTGTTTGTGTAAGGATCATAAATTTGAGATCCTTCGGGGGTTATAATATTAGGATTATTTAATAATAAATCTTTTTGCTCAGTTGATGATAACCGTGAAAATAAACTGTTATTAGTTATGGCTTGAATCTCTTCGGCAGACATTGGCGTTCCATCTGCTTTTTTATATTCGCTTCCATATTTTCCAGCCATGTATCCACCAGTTGCTCCTCCAAGTGCACCTAAAGGTCCAGCTAAAGAACCTAAAGCGGCACCATATACAACCCCGCCAAGCCTAGTATCTCCGCCAGGTAATTTTGATGCAACGCTTCCAACTGCTTTTTTAATACTACTTCCAATTCCCATAAATTTTTAAATTATATTACTAACATTAACACTATAATCTGTTCGATACCAGCTTAATTGCTGTCCTTTTAAATTAGCCTCAATCCTCATTGACAAATCAACTCCTTGTCCTGACGAGTAAACTAATTTGTTTTGTGTTTCATTTTCACTAGACCATTCTGCAATATCCCATTCGGCTTCATCCCAAATACTACCACTTGCTTCAACCGAGTTAGTTTGTTTGCTTTCAGTTCTACCATAATCAAAATCAACAATACTATTAATTATTGCAGATCCATCAATTTTTATAGTATTTCTATAACTATTTACAATTTTTTCTGCAGGAGATCCTAAATTATTGTAAGCTGTTTGTGCTTTACAGTTAATATAAGTCCCATTATCTTCTAGTCCGTCATCAAATAAATAAACTTTACCATTTCCACCAAAATAAAGTTTTTGATTATACAAACCCCAAGTAATAGCATTTAATCCTGTAAATTTCCAACCTGCTCCAGTAATTGTATTAAAACCATACTGAATATATTTTGTATTTGTGGCAACTGGAACATTAAAAAATAATAATGCACCCCTAGGATAGGATATTACTTCCCAACCGTTATTATTTATATAATCTTGAGCTACTTCTAAAACTGCACCACTTAATTTTGTTTGTTGTGTAGCCTGACCTTCATTTTGCAATACTGTTGAAAATAACACGAAATCTTGATTTGTTAATAACGCAACATCACCAGCAACTTTTGTTGTTGATCTTATTGACATTGGAACACCTATTTTATAAACGCCAATTAAAGACCATTGATTAGCTTTACTTGGATCATCTCCTTCGTAAAGAACCGCATAACCATTAGACATAATAAAAGCACAATAATCATCAGCTCCAGCCCCGCCATCTCTTGAAATTGTTTCCATTCTAATAACATTTCCACCATTAGGGCATACATAAGATAAATCGAACTTTGAAAATGTCCCCGATATGGCATTTACTGCTCCGTGCCAAAAATAAGGCAAAGTTGTATCCCAAACATAAACAGTATTTTTAAAAATATTAATTCCATTTAAGGCTGAAGCAGTTCCTCCAGTTGGATTAATAGCATTACTTGTTATTGTAGAGCCGTCAAATTTAATAGGTGCATTTTCTCCATTAACTAATAATGTGTAGCCATTAAAAGCTACCTGTTGCCATTTATTACTTGAATATCCAGAACCTAATACACTTGTGCTTGAAGGATTTGTAATATCTGTTATTTGGTTATTGTGGCAAGCTAAAAATTTTCTTACACTTTGAGAATAATGTTCAATTAAAGTTTCCACATTACCTGTTAATCCAGTGCAATATTCACTATATCCATTTCTTGATTTAACAGAACCTTGTTGTGGTATAAAATTCTCTAAAACAACAGCATCAGTAGGCTCCATGTTGCTTTCACTATCACGAGTATTTAAACCGCCATAAGGAGCGGGTACATTAACTCTTAAAGCCTGTCCGTTTCTTTCTTGTAATATTGAAGGTGAAGTTCTTACATTTATCACGATTAAACATTTATTGGTTTAAAAGCACTAATTTGTGCATTATACATTTTTAAAGTTGGAGCAGAATTTATTGTTCCTCTTGAGCCATTAGCCTTTATTCTTTCGGCAATCGCTTTTTCTGCAATATTTTTTTCGTCGGCATAAGCACGACCATTATTTTTTAACCATCTCCAAGTTGTATCTAATCTTATAATATACTCATCAATTATTGGAACATCGGTATCAGCTAAAAATTCAGCTTGCTCTACATTTGAAGAACTTTTAACAGTATATTTAGAAATATATTCAAAAACATAACTTTCTACAACAGATGGAGTTCGGTGAATAACTATTTGATTATTTTTAATTCGATAATATTCTATTGTTTCGGCTTGAGTTAATAAAGAATTTTTTAGTATCCTCCAATTTTCAGGAGTTAATCCTCCAATCATAGCCCAATTTTGGCTAGCATTCCAAAATGTATTATCAATCATTCTATCAAAATCAGTTGGCAAGTTATAAGTTGCTTGATTAACAACACTAGAAAAACTATATTCTTTTTGTAATTCTTGCCATTGATAATTTCTTGCCAAATCTGTAATACTTACCTTTGCAACTTGAAATATTTGTTTAGCAACATCATCATTATTACCAATGATAGCAGAGGGAATATTTGTTGATTTAGTTTCTTTTAAAATATCTGTGCAAAGAGTAAGTAAAGTCATTATTCTAAATTAGTTTGAATTATTTCGTTTTCTTCTTTATTTTTATTTCCTTTTTTATTAGAATTTTGCAATTTAGCTAATTCTTTTTTAAGGCGATTGATTTCATCGTCCTTACCATCAGTTTTTTCTTTATTTTCTTTTCTTGCTTGATAAATTGCAAATGCTTTTTTGTATACCTCATTATACTTATATCTTTTTTTTACTCCATTTACATTTATAATCATGTCATTTTTTTCAACATTTTTACATACAACAGCAAACGGATCATCTCTGTTAGAAATTTCAACATATAAATCATAAATAAAATTACCACTTTCATTTAAAACATCAATTGTTTCAAAATCTTCATTAGTAATTTGTCTTTTTTTATCAAAAAATTGGATAATAAGTTTATCTTTTTCTTCAACTCTGTGTTGATTAATTTGTTCTACAATGTTCATAATAATATTTAAAAGTTAAATCAAAGGGGCTTAACTGCCCCTTTGACAATAAAAACTAAGCAGCTAAAGCATCATCCACAAAAGGACGATCAATTTCAAACTCAGCTAAGCCAGACGATGGAGTTCCAACCGCAGAAGCACCTTTTGCGTTTTTAACTCTATCACCAGCAACAACGGCATCATCAACTGAACCAGCGGTTGCAGTAGAATAAACATTAGCATTATCTAAAAAGCCTGTTAAAGCTTTTCCGACAGCCTTTCCTTTAATTTGATACCAACCATAATTACTAGCAACACAATCGGACATTGCAATTGCAACTGACCCAATATCATTAGCAGCTAATAAAGAAGTTGAATAGTCATCAGGATTATAATGAACCCAAGAGCCAACTGCTGTTGAAGCGACTCCTTTTAAGTAGATAAATTCACCAGCACCATAAGCAGTAGTGTCTTTATCGTAAGCTTGAATAATTTTTCCAAGAGGAAAATTTTGAGTTGTTGAAGTATCGGCAATTTTTTGCTTGATAATTTCTTGTTCCATTGAAACAAAATCAGACATAATATTTTCTCCTTAAAATTAGTTTTTAGCAACACCATGAACTCTAGCAGAGCTAATAGTCAAATTACCATACAGATAAATTGGCGTAATAAAATACAATTGGTTAACTGGTCTTTGAGTGTCGCCTTTTGTGAATAATGGATTATTTAAATGTTGAAATTTAACATAATCAGTATTTATAAAATACATATGGTTGCTAGGGCAGTTTGGATCGTAAACAACAGCAGATGATTTATAAGCTAATTGTTCAAAACCTAATTTACCTTCTCCAGTATTTGTAATTCTTTGAATTTGCTGCAATGAATTTTCAAAAAATGAAAAGTAATTGGTATCAGCAAGAATTAAATCAGGATAAGCTCCTTCTTGAACTTGGCAAGACAAATAAAGACTATTCATACCAGCTTGAATGTTAGTTGCCGAAGCATTGCCACTAGCAGAAGTAGAAAAGTCATAAACTTGGTTTCTCCAGAAAGTATTACCAGAACCAGCACGATCGATACCGCCTACAGTTCCAGTTGTTGGATCATCAGCAATTAACAATTGTAAACCGCCAATAGTTTTTCCACCTGAAGCAGTGCCATCACCAAATAAAGCAGACCCTAATTGATTTTTAATAGTATCGAGTAAAACTTGTCTTTTACCTTCTAACAAATTAAAAATTCTTGATTCTCCAGCATTTTGCAAAAGTTCTTTTTCAGAAATTTGATCAGTTCCTGAAATGAATTTTTGAGAAAATACAGCAGTTGTAAATTCTTCTTGTGGAGTAGTGTCAAGAAGATCTGTTGGATCTTGCCATTGTACAGTTGAATTAGAAGAATAAGCAATGTTTTCAATAAAGGTTTTACCGCCGTTTTCATGAACGATTTTACCTTTATTTTGTAAAGCTTTTAACAATGCGTTATTACCAATTACAGAAGAGGTAATTTTTTCTTTCATAAACTTATCTAAAGTAGATGAAATTAAATTTGTATAATTTGAATTTCCAGACATATAATTAAATATTTAAAATTTATAATGTTTTATAAATATTTTCGGATTAAAGCTTTTTGTTCTTCCTCATAAGTCATTGGCTTAGCATTTGAAACAGGTTTAGAAATTTTTTGTTGCTTTTTAGCTTCATCAAATTTTTCCTTTTTTTGCCCATTTACTTCATTTAAAATTTTTGCTCTAATTTTTTCTTCATAATCAGGTTGCAATCTTTCAAGTTTAATATAGGCAGTTTTAAGTGCTTGTTTTCTAATTTTTTGAGGATAATAATCTTGAATACCATTTTTTTGTAATTCATAATTATAAAAATTAACAAATTCTTGTTGGTAATTTGCAATTAATTCTTCACTATGTGAAGTATCTTCTAAAAATTCAGCCAATAGTTCTTTTGATTCTCTTTTATTTACTTCGTCCTGTAATAATTTATAAGAATTTTGTTGTATAATTTGAGCTTTTTTATCAATCATCTCTTCAGGAGTATAATATAACTCGTCTTGAACAGGATTTTGATTTACAAGTTGGTTTATATCAAAACCAACTCTTTCAGCTAAAGCTTTTAAAGTTTCAGCGGGATTTGTTTCTATTCTTTTTAACAATCCGCTTACATTTTCAAGCTCTTTTTTTGTATTGCCTAATTGGAGATGTAGCCTGTCTTCTCTTGCACGCTGTTCCTTAGCAATTTTTATTGTTTTTTCCCTATCTTCAGGGTCTTTAAATGTTTTGACAGCTTCGATTAATTCTTTAGGTAATCCAGATAATTCTTTATCAAGATTTAACTCTAATTTTTCGTCTTGGCTCTCATTATTTTCAGTTTCTTCTTCTTGTGATGTTTCAATTTCTTGATTTTTATCATTAGAAGTATTTTCTACAATTTCATTTTGATTTTCAACAGCTTGTTGCTCTTGATTATCAACGTTTTGCTTGATTAATTCAAGCATTTCGTTTTTGTAGTTTTCTGTTAGCATAATAAAATAATTGGTTAATAATAATTGTCAAGTACTTTTATTTATAGTCTTTAATATGATGCCCTGTTTGTTTTAGAGCGTCAAAATAACTTTTTTTAGTAGTATAATTTTTACCATCGGCGTGGTTATAAATTGAACCATATTTATTGATATAGCCATCAATTGTTAAATCTTCTTTTAAACCTTCGGGAAGTTTTCTTCTAGGTCGATCTTCAATATCCATCCAGTGAG